ATATAGCCGGGTATTTCAAAATTACTGCTTCTGGTAATCTCGAGATTATTAACGACGTTAAAATCACAGGCGGGTTAGAAGTTACGGGTGACGTGACTGCTGCCGGGAATGTAAGTTCTAAAGCAGAAGTTGCTGACGCTTCTGGCAATCTTAGCTCTTTAAGAGATGAACATGACAAAAATGTTGGGATTTACAACGCTCACACCCATATCGGCAACGCTGGTATCCCTACTGCAGTGCCTGACAAGTCAGAAAACAATGACCCTAAAGTTAGGTGGGGTGACTTCACGTGGGTTAAAACTGCACTAGGGTTTAAATAATGGCACTTGATTATGTGACACTAGCTAGTAACATGGCATCAGCTTACGATGTTTTAAAAGCTTCGCCGTCCGTTAACCCAGGGAATTCTTGGGTCCAAAGTTTTAAGACTTATTATGATGGTGACGCGACAGCTGGGACATTTGCACCCGCGGCAGTTTCCATGACAACTAACCAACCACTGTTAGATTTTGTGGTTAGTAATTCTACAAATACTCCAACAGTTTTCGCTAAAGCGATAACAGATTATTGGGTATCCCAGACAACACCCGGCACGCCACAATTTGCTGGAATCATTTCAGTTACAAACGATGCTTCCAAAATAGAAACACCAATCCGCTATATTCTACTTGGGAACTCGACACTTTCTACTCCGCCGTACGAATCTATCTTTTCATCAATAGAAACAGAAGTCAAGTCTATCGTGTGGACCGTCACAGAAAACCTTGCTGGTGGTGGCACTACTTCTTACACTGTGAAAATCACTTGATATAAATACATAGAAATAATGAAGGTTATATATGCCAATTTACACGGATTACAGACACGTTAATAGCACCGTTGTTGACGCTGCGGCTATTAACGACTCGATAAAAAATATTTTGTTGACTAGGCGCGGGTCACTCCCTGGCAAACCGACGTTTGGTGCTAGGATTGACGAGGTGTTGTTTAACCAGTTGGACCACGTCACTATAGGAATTTTACAAACTTTAATCAAAGAAGCGTTGGCTAAGTGGGAACCTCGAATTTCCGTGAACAATGTTGATGTCATAGACGTTCCGGAATTTAACCGGGTTGTCGCTACCATCCACTACAATTACGTGGACAAAGAGTTAAATATCAACGAACAAATTGCTATCTCTCTCACACATTGATATAAATACTAGAAAATAGGACCGAATATGCCAATTAACCAAATTACAAATACTACCCCTTTCAATTTCGACGAGTTGTATACGGAACTCCAGACTAAATTTTTCGAAGCCGGTTACGATGTCGCTGAGGGTTCTAACACGTCCCAGTTAGTTACTGCTATGGCTTATTTGACTAGTATGTTGAACGTCAACACGGCAGTGAATGTTAACGAGACACTTTTACCCTATGCTACTCAGCGCCGTAACGTTTTAGCTGACGCTAGAGCTATCGGTTATGAGATTAAACACAAGACTTCTTACGTTTACGACTTGACTATCAAATTGGGGGTTGGCAACCATTCCATTCAACCGTTCACTGAGTTTACTGAAGGGGGTCACTCGTATTATTACATGGGCGCGCCGATTGAAGTCGTTAATTCTGACGGAAATGATGTTATCACTATCCCAGTAAAAGAAGGCACGCTACACAAATACGTCGATAACCAAGATAGTTTGATTGTCACTATTGGTACAATCGTCGACGATTTAGGTAACACTGTCCCGCAATATTATGTCGATATTCCGTTGACAGATGTTGAAGAGAACGGAATCATCACGTATTTGACGTATTACGATAACATTGGTAACCTAGTAACCCGTGAGGAATGGTCGAAGTCACCTCAGATTTTAGTTGACGCGGAGACTACGTTGGCTAGGCAGTACGTTAGGTTGGACAACATCGACGTTGGAACTCCTAGGTTGTACTTCAAGATAGCTGGTGTCGGTGCTGATTTAAGAGAAGGCACCATTGTTGAGATGAACGTGCTGACAACGAATGGTGAATTGGGCGCTATGAGTGACATTACTAACTTGCAGGGTATCAAGCACAATATTCCTAATGCCACAATTACTGATTGTGCACTAGTAACCCCTGGGACTGCTGAAGAGAGCCTTTTGTCAATCAAAGCCAACGCGCCTAAAATCAACAACTCTGCGAACCGAGCCGTTACGAAAATTGACTACGAGGCAATTTGTAACCGTCAAACGTCGGTTGACACGTCTATTGTTTGGGGTGGCGACGACGAGTTCCCTAAAGCGCCAGGACATATTTGGTTTAGTTTTTTACCATTGTTAGAGAGAAATACTACGCCTACTAACATAGGTGCGAACAATAATTTTGTTGCTCGTGATAGCGTTCTGTTCTCTATTACTAGAGACAATACGACGATTGTCGACTGGGACTACACCTTAGACCCAATCGCTGACTCCGTCGCTTACGAGTCGCAGGTTACTGCTACACAAGCGTTGTACGACACGTTATATATTAGAGAAGGAAACATTCGTTCGTTCGATTACGGGAGTGACGGAAAATTGATAACTCCTGGAATATGGGACGAGTTAGACAAGTACAAAATACCGACGTTAGAATTCCACAACCGTGCTCCGTTGTACATGGACTTCGACTTTCAAATTACTATCCCTAAATACAACATCGGGACCCCCAAAGCTACAGTTCACAAAAACGTGTTCACCGCTATCGATAGTTTCTTCAATGGCGTCGGTGACGTTCTTAAAATGGAGCAATTCGAAGTCGAGTATTTTGGGTCGTCATTAGAACGTCGAATTGACACCGTTCTAGCAGACACTACTGGGTTTGACATGGCAACCACTACCCAAATTTTACTATCCAAATTTAACGTGTCACGTGAAATTTACCCCAGGGAATATCGCGATATTTACATCCCGTTAGCAGCGCCTTTCGAGAACTATTTTGACGTCGGCGGAAACTTGGTCGCTAGTGTTTTGCCGTCTATTGATACACGTGATTTTATTCAATATGGCGTAGAGACAGGAGCTAACTTGTTCACGGATTGGGACGGGTTAAACGGTGCTAACTTAGTTAATAAGACAGTTATCGTAGCACCTATCAGAATAACACAATCCGAAACGGTGACACCTGGTTTGAACGCTACTACTGCTACGTTCACAAACATAGCTATTTTACCCGATGACCCAACGATGGTTGATTTTGGAGACCCGATTGCGGGTTACACGTTTAATCATGTGACCGTCACGCTAAACACAACACCCGGTGGCATTCCAACGCCATTAGTTATTCCTTACGACGTCAATGCAGGTGTTGATACGTGGTCTTACGACCCGTTGTTCCCTCGTCAAATCACGTTGAATTTGGGAACGCCGTTGACAGCAACAGACACTATTGACGTGTCGACCAACATGTTCGCTGGTACTTACAACTTGTTTAACGGGTTCAAGAAAAGTATTTTGATTAACTTGCACGTTAACGCTACTGGTTGGGTAGATAACACCGAGTTAGAGATTTCTAATCCTAAGTCTTACTTGACCACGCCTATTGGCGGCGCTGAGTACACGTTTGGTAACACTTACGTGACGTCAAACGGGTACAATTTAACTAGTACAGCACAAGTAAATAACTTGACGAGCGACGTCGTGAAACGTATATCCACGTCATTGTATGATTACACCCCCATTAAAATGGACCTGTTCAACAAACTAAGATATTTGAACGTGCGATATAACACGTTGAACTTCGCTGCTAATGGCGCGGTAGTTCCACGATTTAAATCCTTAACGTTCTTCCAAGGTTATTAATAAATGAACTTACAAGGTATTTTTGAAGCTATAACACCAGATAACATCAAAGAGTTGCCGTTAATTCAGACGGCGATGAAAATTTTTATCGAGAACTTGGAAAAGAACGCGCAGGTCGCCGAAGACATTTCTAATATTTACAACTCCGAATATCTAGCTAGCGACATCATCGATATTAAAGATGTTAATGGTAACGTGATTGACACGTCATCAATTTTGAGAGACTCTAAAGTAACAATTCGGAAGGGTTTACTAGACGTTTATTTGAACGTTCTTTACAACGTGTTGAAAGACGCGCAGACGAACCCAGTCATAAAACAACGCATTGACGAGCAAATTGCAGCTGGGGCAATCGGTGACATTCCACTTCAGTCAGCAGTAGACGAAGTTCTAAATAACGAGTATTTTGGAACAAACAAGCCGTACAAAGAAAGGGTAGGTACAGCGAACAGCGTCAAGTTCGCGTACAATCTAGCCGGGTATCTGTATGACAGTGGCGGCGCTAACGACATGAAACTTGATGAGATTAAACCGTTCCACTTTAAAACTGAAGGAACTATCATCCGAGAATTGTACGAGCACATTGTTAAACCGTTATCGCACCCTATTGGATTTACTTACAACTACACGCAGCTCATCAAAGATTCTTTCAACGACTTGTTCGGTATTAAATTATTGACCGATTTCAAACACCTAGAAGTCAGAAATATCGACGGACAATTCCATGTGTTCACGCCTGACACGTCGGACGCAAAAGTCAGAGCTGATTTTCTAACCAGGTTCAACCCGATAACTAACACGTTTTTCACTGACTCCACGTTTAACCAGCAAGTGACTGTGTATACTAATAAGGTCGTGTCAGATTTTACAGACTCCACAGACGCGGGCCGAACCATCAAAAAGTTCTGGTTCACTGACGGCACGTATTTGCAACAAAGTACTAACCCAACAACCGTCATTTACACGACCTATAGTGGAATTTCAGGAACTGCTCCTGATTTGAACACAACATTGTTTGACTACTCTGGACATTGGTCTCTGTTTTTAGATTATAGTACCGCGTTCGAGTACACGTTCACTGACACCTGGTCTACTGAAGTCACTACAGATTTTGGGGTAGATGAAATTATAGTGACTAACCCGTCAATCGTGCTAGACACTTTTAGTGTGTTCACTCAATCTCTAAGTGGGTTCTACCTCAACTCGACCGAGGCAGGCGGCACTAACGATTTCTATTTAGTATCAGACGAAGGGACCGGCATTCCAACGGATAACTTCTACTTTACTGTTTTATCGTAAACTACAATTATAAATAAACCATTTAGGAGACACTAATGGCAATTTTCGGTGGTGAAAACTCATACCCATTATCAATTACAGCAGCTGAAGCGTTCGGTGCGATTCATCGTGGGCGTAACATCGACGTGGATTTGGCTAGGACTGTTAGGTACACATCTGGTACTTTACCACCTGCATTGTCAACTACGGTTGTCCCGCCGACTGATGGCACGCTGTATTCAGCGCCGCCATTGCTTGAAACACGCGACGGTGATGTTTGGGTGAACCCTTCATCTGCTGTGTCTTCAGCGAATTTGTCACTAACGACTAAAAAATACAAAGCGGCAGTTATCGATAACGCCGGAACACCAACTTTATTATGGATTGAGGAATAAATTATGCGAGACCTTTTACCGTTCAAGGGACATTTCAAGATTCAGTCGATTGACAAAAATGACAACGTGGTCGATGTTTATGAAGACGATAACATGATTATGTTAGACGCTCGTACGACTATGGCTGAAATTTTTGCTAATTTAAATACTCCTAAACCGTTTATCGACAGTTTCCGTTTGTCGACTATGGGACATTTGAACGCGCATGACGCGGCGACTGAATCTATCATCACCCCTAAAACTCCTGCTGAAGGTTATGTTATGGAGCGTGGGCGCTTGTTCGGTGAAAGTGTGACTGCCACGGTTGGCGTAACAAGTTTAGTTTTACAAACGAACGACGTTGTTAATTTCACAGACGCCGCGGTACCAGGATATTACGTTTACCTAGGCACCACAAATTATCCTAATGCTATGACAGTGTCACAAGCGGATATTGATGGTGTGTTGTGGGCGTCTTTCGGAGCAGTGGCTCCTTATACATATAACATCGATTTCGTTTTACCTGGTAACAACTCCACCCCAGCCGCGTTATCAGTAGTTGAGACAGATGTCGGTTCTGGTTCTGAGGTTACTGTTGTTCAATCAGGCTCTTCGGTAACATTCACAATTGACGTAGCTGGGGTCGCTGCTATTGGACAAACTGGGACGACTTCAACTTTTACAGAAGCAGCTCTTTACGCTAATGGTAGTATTTTTTCACACAAAACATTCAAAGCTAAAATCAAAGATAGCTCCGTTACTTTACGTATCATTTGGACTATCACTTTTTAAAACACACTAGTAGCTAGGGCCACAAGGTCCTAGCTTTTTACTCTCAATTTCACTGCCTTGAACTTTTTAAGGCGGTGTGCTGTATAATCTCTTATATTTAGAAGAAGGTGACAATGGAACGATTAATTAATACTAACGATTTAATAACTGACAAGACTAAGGAGAAGATTTTCTTTGGTCTGTATTCTGGGTTTCAACGATATGACAACCCGACTTATCAGTTTGCGGTAGACATGGAAGAGAAGCAACGGAACGCTTTTTGGAACCCTAATGAGATTTCTATGCAATCAGACTCCCAGAAGTTCTTCGAGTTACCGGAACACATCCAAGAAATTATGATTAGAGTTTGGCTGTTCCAGACTCTGATGGACTCGGGACAGAACAAAGGACTAGAAGAAGTAGTCGCTGAGCTTTGCACTAACCCAGAATTCGAGGCTATGTTCAAAACCTGGGGTTATTTCGAGCTAATCCACAGTAAGTCTTATAGTCATCTTTTGCGTGGAATTTTTCCTGACGCTAGTGTAATTTTCGACCGTCTGAAGGACTACCCGGAAATTCAGCACCGAATTGACAAAGAAATTGACCTTTACACGAGAGTCAAGAACATCGACACCATTACGAAGATGGAAGATAAAAAGAAAATAGTGCTTGAATTACTTGTTAGTATTTTCGCGCTAGAGGGTATCAAGTTCTACGTGTCATTTTTAGTGACTTATATTGTTAACAACTCGTATAACAATAAGATTCTGGGCGCTACTCGTATCATCAAACTGATTAACTTTGACGAAGATGTTCACACTAACATGGGAATGGGCACGTTAGGCACTCTCAAGAAAGAACCGACAGAAGGTTTCTCGGAAATCATGAAATCACAATGGTACCAAGACATGGTTAAGGGAACACTGATGGAATGTTACGCAGACGAGAAGGACTTCGCTAAGTATTTGATGAGTTTCGGAGACATCCCATCGTTGACGGAAGCAGTAATCGACAACTTCTTGAAATATTACGTTGACTTGCGCTCGACCCAACTAGCGCAGCCGAAGATTTTCAACCAGGAAAAGACCGACGTCATCCAGTGGTTCGAAACTTACAAAGATATTAACAAGGACAACTCAGCACTTCAAGAATCTGACATGGCCGCTTATTCTATCGGCATCATGAAAAACGACATACCAGCAGGACAACTAATTTTAGACTTTAAAGAGTTGGAGAGAGAATGACAAAAAATCAACAAGCAAAACGCTACAAAAAATTATCACTAGAGGAACTTTCTAACGCCGCAGAGTCCAGGGAGAAGATTGACATCTCTAACCAGGACGCGATGAAAGCTAACAGAATCGTCATTATCAAACGTGACGGGCGCAGACAACCATTCAACCCAGAAAAGCTCCGAAAGGTCTGTATGTGGGCTTGTGACAACAAGGAGTGGTTAGCTGACGAACTTATTCAGGACACTGAAATTAAATTGCACAAGGAAATTAACATCAAGGACATGTTCCAACAGTTGATAGTGACAGCCGTTAACAAGATTTCTATGATAGCGGTTCATTGGGAATTGGTTTCAGCGAAATTAGAGCTGATGTCGATTTACAAAGAGACTTTCAACATCTCAAAGGCTGACCAATATCCTTCTATGTCGACCGTGCTAGAGAAAGGCGTTGACCATAAAATTTACGACAAAACTACAGTCAGTAAATATTCTGACGATGATTTGAAAGCTATTGACGGGATGATTAAGCCAGATAGAGACTTGATTTTTAACTATAAAGGTTTAGTGACTTTTTTCGACAAGTATTGCTTGAATTATTCCAAGACTAAGAAATTGGAATTGCCTCAACACGCGTACATGAGAGTTTGCATGGCTCTAATGGTTAACGAGGTCGACCGTTTAAAACGAATTCAGGAAATGTACGACGAAGTTTCACAGCATCATTACACTGAAGCTACTCCTATCATGTTGAACGCTTTGACACCTGGCCAGCAATTATCATCTTGCGTTCTTAACACGTTAGCTGATGATTCACACTCTATTTTGGACACCGGTAAAAACTTAGGTATTTACTCGAAGTTCAAGGGTGGAACAGCTCTGGATATTTCAACAATGAGAGCTAAAGGCGGGTATATCGAGGGGACGCAAGGAACGTCTAGTGGCCCCGTTCCTTTCATGCAGTTCTACGAGAAAATCATGAAAGCTTGGAACCAAGGTGGGAAACGACCTGGCGCTCTTTGTATCTATTTCTCTTGGTGGCACTCTGACGTGACAGACATTTTGTCTTTGAAGTCTAATGGTGGCACCGAAGAAAACCGAGCTCGTGGTCTTCAATACGGCATCAAACTGAATGAAAAGTTCATCGACGCAGTTATTAACGACGAGGACATAGCTTTGTTTGACCCTAAAGACGTTCCTGAGTTATTAGGCATTTACGGCGAAGAGTTCAACGAAAAGTACGAGATGTACAAAAACAAGTCTAGCTTGCGTCACAAATCGGTACCGGCCCGAGAGCTTTGGGCTAAGATTTTCAAAGAACGTTCAGAAACGGGCAATATTTACTTGTTCCACGACGAGAACGTTAACATCCAAACACTGATTAACCGATATATCGGAAGTTCCAATCTTTGCACTGAGATTCTGTTGCCTTCAAGGCCTTCTATCGCTATCGACGAAGAATTGGTAACTATGGAAGATGGGAACACACGAATCATCAAGCGTTACGAAGCTGGTGAAATCGCACTATGTAACTTGTCATCTCTCAATCTCGAGAGATGGTTCTACATGACAGAGGACGAGAAATGGGCTCTTATCAGAACTGTAGTGAGACAACTTGATAACACCATCGACCTGGCCAATTACCCGGTTAAGGAGGGCAAGAACTCTAACATGATGTACCGCTTCTTAGGAATCGGTGTTTTGAACTACGCGAATTACTTGGCTCTAAAAGGAATCGTCATCGACACGCAAGAAGCAGCAGAAGAAACTGACCGGTTGTTTGACGACTTGTCCTACAAGATTATCTCTGTGTCTGTCGAGTTGAGCATCGAGAAAGGTAAATTTGAGAAGTTCTACGAGACTGAATGGGCCAAAGGAGTTCTACCGATTCACAAGGCTAACAAGAACGCGTTCAATTTAACATCTTACGAAATAGATTGGGACAAGTGGGACGAGTTGGCTCAGAGAGTTAAGACTTTCGGTATCAGAAACGCTCAGTTGATGGCTATCGCGCCAACCGCCTGCCAAACTAAAGATTCAATTATTAAAACAGATGTGGGCAACGAAAGTTTGGCTGAGTTAATGGACCGTCAGGGTGTTGACCATAATAATATCGAGTCCGAAGGAAAACAAGGGTGGTTTAACTTTGACTCGCCTATTACGGTCCCAACAAGATTTGGCGATAAACAATCAACTAGAATTTGGTTCAACGGTAAACAACCAACTAGAACAATTACATTCGAAGATGGTAATTCTTACACGTTTACGCTTAACCATAAACTGTTAGTTAAAGACGAATCAGGATGTGAAAAATGGGTTGAGGTGAATGACATTACAGAAAACATGGATATTGTGGAGGTGTCGGATTGACAAATCGTGGAAAACACCTGATGAAGTCGTATAATTTTAACTTTACCAATTATTTAGAAGAGCAGGAACTAAAAGAAATAAATTTGTTGAGCGAAACGTTCGACACTAAATACAATATTGATAAAGTTGTTAAAACCGGCGACGTGACGGAGTACTATTTAACAATTAGTGATTTTGAGTACCGCGTTTTAATAGAAAGAAACAAAGACGCAGTGCGTGTGATGTTTGAAGTTTTTAGAAACAGAGAGTGGAGGACCACTGGGATAACGAATAATTTAAGCACTAAAGAAACGCTCACGCTGTTTGGAACCATTCTCGACATACTTAAAAAAATAAAATTTAACCACGTGTTTATTGACACTCGCGAACCAAGGAAATTAAGGTTATACAAGAAACTAGCGAGTAAACTGTTAACGGTATTTGAGAAAGGCGAAATGTACGTTGAAAATTCAACTATTATAGTATACGACGTTGATACAAACCAAAATTTAACATGTTCGGAGGAAAGGGAAAATGAGAATAAGTAAAATAGTGGATAACACTGAACTGAAAAACACTTGGGATATTGAAGTTCAAGATGTGCACGAGTATCAATTAAGTAACGGATGCGTGTCACACAATACGAGCGGGAAAGCAGTTAACGCCATCGAATCGACAGAACCGATGGTCGACTTATTTTACAAGGAAGAGGGCACGATAACTGTTCCGACCGTGGTTCCAAACTTCCGTAAAAACAACCAGTTCTACAAGAGAGCGTTCGATTGTAACCAATACGGGCTCATCAAAAACGCTTGCGTCCGTCAGAAGTGGTTGGACCAGTCCCAATCAGTCAACGTTTACATCGCTAAGCCTGACTCATTAAAGGACATGACTATGTTGCACATATTCGGGTTTAAGCACGGTCTCAAAACGTTCTATTATCTACGTCAGCAAAAAGAATCGAATGAATATGTTTGCGAATCTTGTACGTGATACTTAACGTTTAGTAACATAAACGGGACCCTTTCGAGGGTCCTTTTTCGTTTATGACAAAAATAAATGTTTACGATACACTATTACATTGGTAGCTTCTCCCATTATCGGAGGATAACTAATGACTAAAGATGAAGCAAACAAAGCAATGGACGAGGGATTACGTGTCACCCACAAGTATTTTTGCGAACATGAATGGGTCGAAAGACGCAGATTCATGTTCGCGTTTGAAGATGGCATTCAGTGCACGCCGCGCGAATTCTGGCGGTTTAGGAATGGCACCGGTTGGGATGATGGCTGGTCAATCGTCGAAGAAGCACCCACAGAAAAATAAATGTTTACAAGATACAATTCCAATGGTAGTATCGTCCTAAGGAGATATTCAAATGAAATATGTAGTTATCGGAACGTTAGGATTTTGTTGGATGTATTTTAAAGAGATTTGTGTGATTTTACTGTTGATTTACATGTTCTCAGGAGACGTATAATGGTCAAGGATTTTGCTAACCAAAGGATTCACAACGAGTTAACTGTCGACGACATTGGCACTTACATTTTACAAGGTAGTGTCATGGTTGTCTGCTTAGTCGTTATGATTTACACGCCACTATTATTTGTTTAGGAGAAAGTATGAGCGAGAAGAAAACAGAAATATCAAAGGTCGTGATAGAGTTTGAAAACGACAAAGCGAAAAAATCAGAGAACTGAAGGAGCCAAAATGAGAAATTACCAATTCAACGTATGTGAGGGGGCCATGACACAAAATGTATTGTGGGAAAAGCACAAGGACGAGAACGCGACACCCAGAAGCCAACGGATTAGTGATGACAATAGAGAAGAACACAACTTAGGAGATAGACGATGACGAGAAATACCATGGATGGAAATCGCGGCGAAGAAGTGACCGAAGAAGTGACGGAAGTAGTTAAAATTGACAAGGGGTACCGAATCAACAACAAAATTATTATCTCAGACCTCGACATCGACGGGGAAAACCTGACGTATAACCTGTATTGGGACGAGGAGATGATACAGGAGATGGACGCAAACCAGTTGGCCAATAAATTCTTATCCAAAGCTATGGACTCAGGAGATTTCTCATAATGTTCTTACCACAAAAATTTATTTTAGCTAACGAACTCGTCCAGAAAATGGGAATCCACATCGCCAATATTTCGATTCTCAGGAAAGAGTTTGAATCACACGACGATGTTTACACGATTCAGAAGTTGAATAATTGCAACTTCATCAACACACAGTCACACAAACTACCAAAAAATATCAGGGAAGGTATCGAGCAAAACGATTTCACGGATTTAACCGACAAGTTACCCGTCACGTTTGTCAGAGCCGAGTACGCCGCGACCGAGCGAGATTTCGTAAAATCTGGTATTATTACTGACAAGATTAAAATTGCTGGCAAGCCTTTCTACGTGTTCGACCCAGAATTTGTCTCTAATGTCCGAGGTTGCGTCGGGTACGTGTTAAATCACGAGGATTATTTACACTGCTATTCAAAATCGACGATTGACGGAGCTATTAAAATGAAAAATAATAAATATTTTGTCTGGTACAAAATCAATGTCTAAGTTAGATAAATGGGACCGCAGATTTTTATCTTTAGCTAAGGAAATTTCTACATGGAGTAAAGACCCAAACGCGAGTATCGGAACAGTAATAACTGACAGTTCCAACCACATAGTGTCGTTTGGTTTTAACGGTTTTCCCAAGGGTATAGACGATTCTGCTGTTAGATTAGGAAATGTAGAAGTAAAAAACAAATTGATGATTCATGGTGAACTTAACGCAATGTTAAACGCAACACAATCATTAAATGGTTGCACGATTTACATCCACGGAAAACCCGCTTGTCATGAGTGTGCAAAGGTTATTATACAACAAGGCATAACTCGTGTCGTTTACGACACAGCTATTGACCATAACAGTAAGTGGGTTGCGTCGATGCAGTTAGTCACAGAACTGTTCGAAGAAGCACGCATCGAACTAACAATTTTAGGAGATTAAATGGAACCGAAATTTAAAAACAGACAAGAGTACCTAGAATGGTGCCACGAGCAAGTATTACAAATTTACTACGGGAACATCGCTATGAATAACAACGTTATTGGTAATGTAGTAGAATCGGTGTCACACAAGTTACACTGCGTAGAAGGACAAGAACTTTACGGAGACAACGATGAAAATAGTGCTGATTAACGGAAAAGCGTACTCAGGGAAAGACTTCTTGGCTGATTTACTTAAAACTGAGTTAGAAACACATGGTAAAACTGTCAAAATTATGTCATTCGCGGACCCCTTGAAAGAAATCATTGCTGAGACGTTCTTGATAACACAAGACGAACTCGACGAGTACAAAAACTTACCTGGCTTGTACCCAGTAACGTTTGACAAATCAATCACTGACTTCAGAGAAATCCTTCAACGCTTCGGTAGAGAGGGAATGATGTCTGTGTTCGGTGAAAGTGTCTGGGTCGACTTATTACGAGAACGAGCAGTGAAATCAAAGGCTGATTTTATTCTAGTCCCGTCATTCAGATTTCCGTTCGAAGATATTTCGAAGTTCACTATTCACATCAAGAACGACGAGCTAGAATCTATCGACTCTCACGCTTCTGAAAACTCACTCGGTGATTTTGACTTTTTGTGGACTATTGACAACACTGGTCACAAAGATTTGACGCGGCCAGTCACATTAATAACCAACTCGTTATTAGGTGATTAAACTTTTAGCGTTGGTGTCACTAGAGTTTTGATGACGTTGTGGTGGGTGTACTTAACATCCACCGACATCGTGTACTCGGTCTCAGAATCCTGGGTGCTCAACTCAATGTCACCAATAGACTCGATGCGACACTCGTAAAATTCAATTTTGAATAACGGGTTACCCTTCGAATTGTTAATTTCTACCCAGAAACTGAATGAGCGGTCAGCGAAAGTCCCAGTCTCAACGTTGATAGATTTCCTTACCTCGTCCATGAACTCGTGATAAATCGTGAAATCTTCGTCGATTAACATCTCGAAGGTCAAGTTGTTAAATGTCGCAGTGTCACCCTGGGCCAACATTTTAGCACCGGTTCGACCGCCTAACTCGATGTGACTGAACGTGATGCCTGGTATTGAAACCGTAGTTAAGTAAAATGGTAAGTTCTCGAACTGGTCACTTCCAGCTATGAAATTTGTCTTCTGTGCTAAGTTGGTGTAATTCATAAACCCTCGAAAATATTAACTAGTCTTGTGGTACTATTTATACCTTAGGAGTTAATAATTAATGATTTTACCAGAGACGCCAAAACCACAAAAAATGAAGCATAATTACACTAGCGAACTTGAGTTGAAGTCGTTACTTATTCGCATCAAAAACAAGCAAGATGACATTGGTGACACGTCCCTGAATCGTCGAATTACTAAATATTTGAAGTGGCACACAGCCCTTAACCTCGTCAAGTACGAAGTGCCTATGAAAAAGAAGAAAGCTGTAGTCAAGGCTAATCTCAAACAGAAAATCATTGAACTGAGCGAAATGACTCAAGTCGACGATTATTCTTACGAGAGATTTGGTAAAGTCATCCTCTTGATGATTAGTAAGATTTTAACGAAGTCTAACTTTTCTAGTTACACTTACCACGACGAGTTTTACTCGGACGCTATCAATAAAATTTTGAAATACTTGCACAACTTTAATCACAAGATGATTAGCGAGCGGACCGGTCAGCCGGGTAACGCCTTCGCGTACATCTCACAAATTATTCACAACTCGGTCATTTACGTCATTAATACGAAGAAAAAAGAGTACGAGAATTACCAGAAATTGAAGGCCATCGAAGAGGCGAATCACGAGTTCGGTATGATGAACCATGACGTGTATGTTGATACGCACTACGAAGCAGAGCAGATGATGGTCGTGAAGGAAGTAGTTATTGAGACTATTACCGGGTCATTATTTGACGAAATCAACAAGCACAAACATTTGCTACCAGTAGTCGACCAGCTCAATATTTTCATTCCTAAAAAATACATTATCACGTTCGAGGATTACAGCGAGATGAAAGAATTGTTAAAAGGTAAAGTTTCAATCATGAGGTCTAAATAAACATGGCTTATACAGTCGAAACTTACCCATTTCTAATCATGGAAGTGATGGAATACATCAAAGAGGTCAAGACTAAAGACCCTAAAATGTCACTAGTTGACATCATCGTTGATTTTAGTAAGAAGCAAAACATCGACCTAGAATTACTAGGCGACGCTATTTCTGAAGACGAATATTTGAAGCTGTTCATTGAAAAAGACTGCGTCCACCACGATATTTTCAGAAAACCGAAAGAGTTAACCGCTGACGAGTGGTAGGATTATTTTAACCCGTTCCAAGGTGAAATGTTGTACTCTTCGAAAAGCTCTCCAAGTAATTTTGTGAGCTTTTTACTTTTTGGGTACTCTGGGAATTTTTTCTTTCCAGAATAAACCTTTTTCAACCGGTTGTAGTTACTTTTTGACACTATCGGCTCTTTCTTCTTCTCACTAGGGTGTATCAGGTCGTACGTCCCCTTTTGGTAGTACCGAATCAAATCTTCTAACATCTCGATTCTGTCTTGCACAGATTCTGGCTGGCGGTACCGCCCGGTGTTGTTCCATAGTTTCCCTTCCCAAACGTTACATTCTGTTATAAATAAACAAAGGAGTTAGCATGTGGTATTATAAGGATGAGTTGTTTGATGATATTTTGAGTGAGTTCGATTCGTTCGTTTACATCATAGAGCGATTGAATATATTAGAATGTTCCGACTCGCCGATATATTATATAGGGAAAAAAACATTCTATAACAAAACGAAACACAAAGGCAAGAGAATAGCTATTGAGTCTGATTGGGGAGATTATTACGGGTCATCGGATTGGTTAGCTGAAGATATTGCAAAATACGGAAAACACAATTTCAAACGGAGCATTTTACACTTGTGCCGCACAAAGGGCGACGCGGGGTATTTAGAAGCCAAAGAACAGATTGAGAGAAATGTATTACACGTGACACCAGATGGGTATAAGTTATACTATAACAAAAATATACTCGGTAGGTATCGCAACGAACCGGAATTTTATAAAATAGAAGGTTCAATTAAAGACTACTACAATCTTGATTATATCCACGGAAATAACTATAAGAAGAAATGGGTTACTAATGGTAAAACAAATCGACTTATGAACAGTAAGGACGCGGAGACTTTAGTGTGTAGTAGCGATTGGTCGTACGGTAGATGTGAGAAACACGTACACGTGAACGATGGCACAAAAAATTATTATATTCCTAAATCACGATATACAGAAAACACTGAACGTTATTCGCTCGGGACATTGAGCAAATACGTAACAAATGGGAACAAAGATAAGCGGCTGAACATCGACGACATACCGTCATTTTTGCGCGACAACCCTGGTTGGGGTATAGGATATTCGCACAACAAAAATTTTACTTGGATAACGAACGGGGTTGAAGACAAGCGCGTAATGAAGCGTGACGTTGAACATCACAAAGGCTTTCGTCTGGGTCGTGTCAATATTGGAGTAAAAAATAAAATATCCATAACTAAGAACGATGAGTTCAAATGGATTTTGGAATGCGAGTTAGAGAAATATGTGGAGGCCGGGTGGAAAAAGAAAGGTCCTAAAGGCGATTATAATTTATACATCGTCACTGATGGTATATCACAGAAACATTTCACGTCAAAGACACTAAAAGACGAATTCTTGTCTTTAAATCCAGCCTGGCGCAACGGTCAGGTTCACAGGGAAACATTCAATACCAACGATATGGTATTTGCAAAGCACATAGAAACAGACGAGAAGGTTTGTGTTACAAAGGACGAATTCAAGTCTAGGTCTGACTTGGTTGGAGTAAAAACCAAGAAAGTCAAGATAAAGAAATCAAACAGAATAATATTTATGGGGTATTTAGAAAAGTTTATTAAAGACAACCCGAAATATAGTAAGACTGTTTTCATGGAACAATTGCGTAATGGAGACAAAACGCCTATACACAAATTAAAAGGTCCAAACGTGTGGATGAATGACGAGAAAATATCTGTTATCGTGGTAAATTAGCCATCAACACCTATTGGGTCTGACTTGCGCTTGTGTTGATAGTCTAGAGAAATCCCGTCAACACTGGTTATCACGTCGCCGCACAACCCACATTTACCAGATTGCTCTTCAAGAATTTCTTCTCTTACCTTAGGAATGTCGGTGGTTTTAAGTTGTGTGAATTGGTCGAATAATGATGTCATACTTTATTTATGCTGTTAAAATTGTATTTTTAGGTTAATATGTTGTATGCTTCAATTTTAGGAGACAGAAATGAACAATTCACGTGGGACATTAGACGAGACATTCGCGGTTATGTACAGTAGTCAGAACGGCGAGACACTTAGGAGCTATTTGTTTTACGCTCATATTATCGGGCAATGTAGTATTAAGATGGTGAAGGATTTACCAGCGACAGCAGGTGTTTTGTTTAACATTGACCATTACGAGCTACACATCCGAGCAGAATCTGGGGAGTGTAAGTGTAAAGAAGGTCTAAAATTTATCAAAGGTTTCGATGATTACACGTTGAACGAGCGCCTAGCTATCTTGAAACACGAAGCGCTTCACATCCTAAACGACCACATTCACCGTATTGAAGACAGGAAAATGAAACCGTGGAACTACTCGACGGACTGCGCTATCAACCAGTTCATCGACAAAGAACACTTGCCGAAGAGTGTAATTTTACCCGAGCTCTTTCAGTTGATGTGCGCACCTAAAAAAGTGAAAAAGATGGAATCGTCAGAATATTATTACAACTTGATAAAGGACAAATTACCTGAGGATTCTGAAGGAGATGGTGACAGCGAATATCTAGGGCATCCAACGTGGGAAGATTCAATCGGTGAGAAAGAAATTCAGGCGGACATTACTAAGAAGATGATTGAGACTGCTTCTGGTGAGACCATCAGAACTATCGGAGAGCCACCAGCCGAATGTGACGAGTGGTTAAAACTTCACACGACCAAGTCTGAGTACAATTGGAAAGCTATTTTGCGTTGCATAGTTGGAAACAAGAGAATCGGCTCTCGCTCGACTATCATGCGTCGTGACCGCCGATTCCCCGGACGAGCAGACCTTAGAGGGAAAGTCAAAGACCGCACGTTCAACCTTTTAGTGGTAGCAGACGTTTCCAGCAGTATGTCTGATGTTGCTATGCTAGCAACGCTAGCAGAAGTTCGGCACGTTTGCGACGTCACGAAAACAGACGTGGACTTAATCCAGGTCGACACTAAAGCGTTCCCGCCAGAAAAATTAGGACACACGACAACTTTGATAGCTCGGAAAGGTCAAGGCGGTACTCGATTGTCTCCAGCGTTAAAAGTAGCTGAAGAACACCAAATTGATTACCAAGCCATCGTAGTTTTAACAGATGGCGGTCTGTACTCAGACGAGCTAGAACAGTTTAGTAACACTAAAAAACGGGTCATCTGGTTAATAGAAAAAGATGGTGAAATTCTAGACGGAATGAACACCGGAAAAATGATAGCTATCAAATTAAAAGCGACAAATAACTGACGCTAACGAGCACTATTAATTGGATTTAATCTTTGTTTATATAAATAAAGTAGAATTGGCAGGAAGCCAATTTTTTTTATTGGAGTTTCTTCAGGCATGGAAATATTAATTGATGCGGGTCTAGAATCGCTAGCAAATCATGGTGTTATAATCGACTCAGGACTAATTATGGTCCTGGTTGCAGGATTGGCCCTTTTATATAAATATGTTATTAAGCCATTAAAAACGGCGGTTGAAGACTTACTGACACGGAAGCAGTTAGAAGATGTTCGGGACGAAATGCAAGTTTCTGACCAGAAGAATTTTCAAGAGTTAGTTACACGGTTGAACACGTTAGTAGCAGTAGCAGAAGATATTTCTGACACTGAGACTGGAGTCGACCGGGATGTGAAGGACATCAAAAAGGATGTTGAGAATATTAAAGACATGTTGAATCAGATACAGGGACACTTGATGTACAATCGCTCTGACGGGTTCGGCAACAGGGAGCTTAGATAATGCCACACAACACGGCCCGTTATCAAAAATTCCTTAGCACGTACGATTTTCACGCAAATAGTATCGATTTTCGAATTTGTAGTTCTAGTGCTTTGGAAAAATGGAAAAATATTCAGTCGTTCCAGTTAAATCAGTTAGTGAATGGGAAGTTTTTCTTCCCACAAGACCGACGAGAGTTGTTGTTGTTGACCTATGACCTTTGGTCTAGGTGGCTTTACGAAGTTGAGAATCTATGTATTGAGATTTCTACCGATTCAAAATTCAAGAAAGTTGACGAGCGAGACGTTGCGCTAGTGAAAACACTGGCGGAGAAGACTATTGCCGCTTACCGTGACGTTATCACTTTAAACAAGTCCAGATTTAATCAGGAGTTCGCTGAAATTTGGTTGCGTCAACACGTTCGTGTTGAGCGCTACATCTTACACGCTATTTCAAACACTACTGGGTACACAGTTGCCCAGTTGTTCGTTGGAATAGTCGATGAACTGTGCGAAGTTATGCAATACACTCTAGCAGAAATACACGAGTTGAATATGCTATTTAACTCGTTCAAGGTCGAGTCATACACAAAAAACGTGAAGCACACGGGACCGGGTCAAATGCCTTTCCTTATAGTCACTAACCTGTCAAAAAAAGTATACGACTCAACTGGCGACTGTTTAGTAGCCGAAAGATTGAAAATTTATCAAGAGTATTTTGAAATAAACACTGTTTATATAAAAAATTACATGGACTCACCGGTCAACGAATACATTATACAATGTATCGAAGAAGTTGGCGTAACTGTTGACTTCAGACGCTCAGTGTCAGAAAACGCCGAATAATCTACTAGTCTCGTGAACATGTTCGAACTTGATGAGCCTCTGCGTTCTATTATGATTAGTCGTCAGACTATTAAATGGGACATAGAGCTCCTAGAGTCTTATTTGCTGCAATATGCTAATGGTGAGATTCAAGGCACCATAGAGGACAAAATACAAGTTTCTACTGCGCTTGAGGAAGTTAACGAGCGACTGAAAGCTCATACTGCGAACTACGCCGAGCACCTTATTTAATAAAAAAATCGTGTGACTTGAAATAAAGTGTTTACTTCTCAGTAATCCATGGTTAGTATCGTCCATAAGGAGATACGATGACCACCCAACAAAATAGATATTTCTACAGCGAGTCACTAGGGCTTAAAGAGATTGAACCTAATTCTAAAATGTACGACTCCAGCTTCAACACTAAAGAAGAAGCGCTCGTATCTTTCTACCAGAAAACAAGAACTGGCAAAGTCAATTATATAAATGAATTGGAACTCAAACTAAAACGCAGAAAATTGGAAGTTCAAGAACTTGACAAACAGTTCCAATATTTAAAAGACAGTCACCCGGAGTTATTTCTATGAAATTTATTATTTTTGTGTCAATACTTATAATAGGAACACAAGCACATGCGTTGTCAGGAACGCAGCAGAATGTCAAAAACGTAGCGAAAGAAGTTGGTGAGACTCATTGTTTCGACATTTGCTTCACTAAAACACTTCAGGCTATCACTTGGCAAGAATCTAGTTTCGGTCATTTTGTGATTGGCGACGCTAAGGGTCAACGTTATTATTACATGCACCAAGGTAAAGACGTATCAGTTAAGAAGTCAGATACTTTCGTCGAGGACGGTATCAGGTACACTTTCATGGAAGCTTGGGGTGAGAAATTCCTCAAGAAGGTTTACTCAGAATTAGAGTGGAAACCACTTTCTAAATCGTCACTAGGTTCTTTTCAAATCAAGCCTTCTACCGCTCGGGACATTATTGTTAAACGTGACTTGACCCAATACATGTCACTTCTATCTAACGAAACACGTCTAATTAACAGATTATTGAATGACCACAGGTTCTCAGCCATCATCGCAGTTAACTTCTTACAGTGGAACTACGAACGGGCTAAGAAATCAGGGCTTAAGAATCCTTGGAGATACGCTGTTTCAAAATACAATGGCGGTTCCAATAACGTGACGTACATCAAGAAAATCACCAAGAAAATCCGGAGACTAAATGAAATTTAAAGAGCACATCGAAAGTGAGATGGTTTCAGAGTTGACCGTGGTAGCTACCAAGTTTGGACATACACAACAACTCAGAGAGCGAGTGTCGGCAGTAGTCAAGAAGTACGTCAAGAAAAACAAAGAGTGGTACGAAGGAGAAGGAAA